TGTATTTCCGGATCTGCATCGTAGTAATAATCCATTTCGCCTTTGAGTATCTTAAGCCCATCAAAAGGGTCCGGCTTCCAGCCTTTTTCACCAATTTCACTTTGATCCATTTTGCCATTGTAATAAAGCCACTTGTCCTTAAGCAATATTTTCTGGTTCTGTTCAGCCTTTTTTAGGCGAAGTTTTGTTGTTGAAAGAAGTTCTAAATATTTTGCATGAAGCATGGGAGTTTGTCTAGAAGATTCATCTAAACTAGTTTGACCAATAACACAGTCGCTCGACCACATGTCGAGAATCATTTTTAAATCCATAATATATCCTAAGGTTATTCAATTTCAAAGTATGAGAACCTAAACGAAATGGGGAATGTCATATACTGAACATCTCCAGCCGCGGCTTCAAAAGCAATATCTCCTAATAGAGTGGGCACTGCATCTCTATATATTATCTTCTTCGCTATGTTATTATGGCTAGTCAATATAGAAAGACTAATATCAGCAGTTGAAGGACCCTTTGCTCCGTTCTCTGCCTCTGCAGGTTTTACGTCTGGCGCTTCTACAAATGATTTCAGCCACTCATACATTTCAGTATAAGCTGAAAGGTTTTCATCCATAATAATCATTGCGGTCATTTCACCAAAAACTAGTTTGTCACCAGTAAGAGGGATAGATCCAATTCTTCTATAAGGAACTTCAATAGCTGAAATTTGCATATCTGGGTGTTGTACAGACTGCGCAAAATATTCAACGTTTGGAAAATACTTACGGTTAATGCCTAACTTAAATCCAGTTGGCTGTAAGTAGTTTACATTTGTTGCAAGAGTAGATTCTAGAATTCCAGTTGATATAGTTGGTGTAGCCATAATTAGTGTCCGTTCGTTACGGTGTTATAAAACAACTTGCCAGAGAAATCTGTAGTTTTAGCTATGCTAGGACCAGAGTAACTGAATACCGCCGTACCTGGGCCAGTATCGTTACCGAAAATAGCATATAGTTTATAGTATTGGCCGTTTATTAAATTAAATGTGCCACTTCTTTCTGTCGCGCCATGTCTACCGCCATTTTGTACAACAGCATTATCCAGGTCTTCATTTGCAGGAGGTCCAGCGTCAGGTCCAAGGAAAAGATAACTGGCGTCATCTGAGTTAATAAAGAAAGTAAATTCGCCTGTAGCTGGTGCTAAGAAATAACCAGTCTCAGTATAGGTTGTACTCTCACTAACTGTTCCAGGCCTACTAACGCTAGTAGTAGCACCTTCAGCCGAGATAGTTGCCCCGCCGTTAATAATAACTGAGTCGTACGTAGGTTGGTCATCATAAGGTCCGGAACCTAGTTGTCCGAAGTAATTATTATAAGTTCTCTCATATACACCAGATGCAAGGGTAAGATCACTAACGTCATCAGCGACAACGTCGCCCATCTGTATATTCCTGATCATGGAAACTCCAAGACCAGATCCCATACCCATACTAATAGTCATTTTACCAAAGACCTACTAGGTTAGTTGCAGTAGTTCCGGTCGCATATACTCTAGACGCTCTAACAGGAATAACAGTACCGGCAACCACGCCACTCAACGTTACGGTATCACCTAAAACCGTATCGATTTTGACATTACCTGCTCCACCAATATACAACGATCTAGTAGCATTAGTTAAATCAGTTGTGTCATTAGGTGTGATAGCAGCCGCATTTTCTGCAGGTGACTCAAGATGCGGCGAATAGCTTTTATATTTGTCTGACATTATTTTTCCACTTTACCTTTAAATGTATTTATAATAAAAAAAGGGCCGCCGAAGCGACCCTCTAGTTAGATTTTTCCTATTTGGCTTAAGCCATAATGTTGTCGACTCGGAAAATTCTGTAGTATTGGTTTGATTTCGCAGCAGCAAGACCATTTGCAGGTGTTGCACCGACGAATGGGTTTGAAGCCATGCCGTAGCGAGTTTTGAAACCAATTTTTGGCTGGAAGTTATCTTCACCAACCGCACGAACCATTGTGAGCGGTACGTATGGGCAATAGAAGAGACCAGCGTCATATGGGTTTGTACCCTTATAACCAACAGTCACATAGTCAACAGTTGCATATGGGTCAATATAGACTCTTGTGCGACCGTTAAGAACACCAGCAAATGTGTTGCCTGTGTCATCTACGTTCAAGTTAGTGGACAGCGCTGGAGTGTAATCCAACATACCGGAAGCAGCCAAAGCAGAAGCTACGTCTGAAGAACAGATAATGAAGTTACCTTTTCCTCTACGTGTTTCTTTTGCAATTACGTTTGCTTCACGTTCGATTTGAACGATCAGGCCTTTGAATTTCTCAACAGACCAACGGCCATCTGCATCAGATGACATATCAAAGATACCGTTAACAGCTGTGGAAGCTTGAAGGGCACCAGTTTTGGCTTGCGAGTTGATTGTACGAATTACTTCGCGGTTGATTTCAGCCAAGATTTCAGTTGAAAGAATGTTGGCCAACTCTGTTTCAGCGTCAAGACCGTGAATCGCTTTCAAGTCTTGAGCAAGCTCTAGCGAGTACTCAGCTTTTAGCGCACGTGATTTCGCTGTCACAGTTGCTTTTTCAATGGTGAAACCCATTTGTTCGAAAGCATTGTTTGCGGAATCACCAAGAGTTTCAGCAGAGTCTGTTGTCATACCAATGTTAGCAAGATTGGTCAGACGATCTGAGTCAATTGTGTTTGGTGAGTTAGCGTTAGTAACATCCAAACCTGAACCGTCTGCACCAGCAGCCGCAGCAGTTTTTGTACCTGCGTGACGCGCGTTAGCTTCGTTGAACAGAGCTTCTGTTGAACCAGTTGCACCAGAGTCGTAACGTGATTTCATCGCAAAGATGAGACCAGTTGGGCCGGACATAGGCTGAACGCCAGCAACGTCATATGCCATTAGGTTTGGCATGGAACGACGAACCAATGAGATCAATACTGGATCCCATGTTCCGATTGAACCGGTGTTTGCACCAGCAGGAGCAGCTTCGGACAAGAAGCCATTGTGCTGTGCACGCTCTTCGCGCAGAGCAATTTCTTGGTTTTCTAGAATAGCAGCTGTAACTGCTTTTTTGTGGTGATCATTAATAGTGCCAGCAGACTCTTCATTAAGTACTGGCGCCCACTTTTCGATCAACTTATCGTAAGATTGCATTGTTTTGGACTCCCAAATTATTTGTGCGTCGATTTACGAATCGCGTTAATGTATTGAGCCATTGAAGTAGAAGATTCCATGATGTTTCCATCATCGTCTTCTGTTGTTTCTTCAATTACAGACTCAACTGTTTCTTTTTTGAAGTATGATTCTTTTACAACTTTAACTTTTTCAGCAAAAGTTTCAGTGTCTTCGAAATCGATATCTTCCACAAGCTTCGCAAGTTTTTCAACTTGAGTTTCTGCTAGATCTTTAGACGCTTCACGAATTACTTCGCTTCGTTTCATCATTTCTAGTTCTTCTGAGACTTGAATTGCTTTTTGCATAGAACCGTTCAGAGCTTCTTCAAGCTCTTCTACTTCTGCTGCAAGTTCGTCAACTAGGTCAACTTTAGATTCAGGAACTTCAATGTAAGACTCAGTAAAGAGATCTTTCAAAGATGTCATAAACTTCTCAGCAATCTCGGTGCGTAGACCAGATTGTACTGCTAGTTTATTTTCTTCCATCCATCCTTCTACGACGTAGTTAAGGTAGCTGTCAACTTTCTCTACAAGGTCAGCCTTAGTAGCTGATAGTTCCTCTTCGAGTTCATTGGCATATGATTCTTCCAAACGGTCAATTTCTTCTGACAATTTAGATTTAATAGCTGCTTCAAAAATTACCGCTGTTTTAGCTTTAAACTCTTCGGAAAGAGTAGCTTCAGACTCGATTAATGCATCTAGATCTTGAGAAAAATCAGCTTGATATTCAACCATTGGTTGCGCATCGGTTTCCAATTCTTCTGCAACAGTTTCGCCCATAATTTTATTGAACATGCCTGCTAGCTCTTCTTTTTTCATTTTGCTAGCTTTCATGTACATCGCATTAATCATACCAGCTTTAGTTCCTGGCAGTTTTTGCATAGGATCTTTGGCTCCGCCTTTGCCACCTGGCTCTTTAGC